TTATAGGTGGAGCCGTACCAGTAAGGTCAAAGTTATTGTTATCTTTCTGATACACCTTTTTAGCTATAACTGTTTGTGGTTCTTCACTTTGTAATAAAATATCTTCTGTTTGTATTTCATCAGATTCTTCTGCATGAATTTTTTGGTTATAGACTATAGTATTATTTTTGTTATGTCTAGCATCTTTTCGTTTTTCAAAATTAACTTTATTGGATTCAGAATCTTGTATTTGATTATTATTAATTTTATAAGATGACAATTCATTATCCATATTTTGGCTAAAATTTTCTTTATATCTTTTTGTAAGATTTGCTACAGAATTTTTATTATCCCATGCATCTTGAATTGAGCAATACATTTATATATTATTTAGAAAATAATATATATATTTTTGATCATATATTATTTTGTTCATATGGATAACTTTTTTTTTCACATTTTAGACATTTTTGATAAACTGTATTATTATTATCTATTAAATCATACATATAATGATTATTATCATTAGTTGTTGAACAATTCGATAAAACTAAATCATTATTTCTATTTCTATATCTTGGTAAAGATAAATATTTTACTCTTACTTGTTGTCGACACCAATAACAACTATATATTTGTTCATTTCCTATAGTTGTAGTATACGTCCATAAATGATGGTCCCGAAATGTATTTAATTTATTTACATTATCTAAAATAAATTTATTATATTCTTCACTAAATTTAGCAAATTTTTGAAATCCAGATACTTTATGTCCATAAACCTCTCCCCATGATTTTTTAATTGGTTCTAGATTATATGATCGAATTAAACATGGAATAATAGAATTATCCATATTAGTAGGATGTGATGTAATATCTAAATATTGATATCCATTTTTATTACAAAAATTACATTTAGTATTTATTTTTTCTCCATAAATTTCATCAATTTCAAAATTTTTATTAAATTGTGATATTTGTTTAGAATTTATTTGATTAATTTGATTAATAACACTATATATCATATATACTTTCATTTCATGAGTTTTACTTGGTTCACATGAACTAACTTCACCAGAATCATCAAATGGTTCTGCTAAATAACTTTTAAATTTCCAGGTAGTATCCTGTTTTTTAATATTATAAAAAGGCATAAAATCTGAATTTATTTGGATTTCTTTAAATTTAGTTGCCCATTCACATTTATCATTTTTATAAACATTAGGTGTAGTATCTATAAAATTCAGATCATTTGTTAAAATATATGTTTTTCCAGTTTGTAAATTTTCAGGATATTTATAATCTTCATATTTAACATTACCAGATGTATAAAGATTAATATAATCAACTTTAAAATTATTAATATATCTATCACTTGTAAATATATTACTTCTTTTATTATAATTACAATAATCAGGATTTAAAAATGAATTTTTTGGTAATTTTTTTGTATATGGATATAAAATACTTCTGGGAATTGAATAAGATTTTCCTTTTGAACAAAATGGTGTACATTGGTTTTTTAATTTTCGTTCCCCTTGGCATTCAGGATCAATACAATCACCAGGTGTACAATATATTCCATAACAATCACCTGCCCTACAGCCAACTCCTTTACAATCACCCGCTTCGCAATTTTCACCTATACAATCGCCACCTTTACAATTATTTGCTTGGCATGCAGATGCTCTGCAATCATAACCAGTACATGGTGTTGCATAACAGTTAGGTGTTAAACATCCATAACTTATAGAATGGTTAAAATGACGAAAGAATAATAAATAAATAAATAAAGATAATATAAAAACAACAATAATTTTTTTAATTTTTTTTTTTAAAAACCATCCAATCATAGGATTTTCATAGAATGTCATTATATATTATAAAAATAATTTATTTTATAATATAATGATTATTTATTTTATAAATTATTTAAATAATAAAATAAATGAATATAAAAAAACAAATAGAAATAGAAATAAACCAAATTATTATAGGCTTTTTTTATTTTGGCTATCATTGATTATTTTGATAACTGCTATATTTTATATTTTAGGATTATTTGAAAAAAACCTAGTAGAATTAAAATTACAACCTGAATTTGAACAAAATAATTTATCTCCTAATATTCAAATAAATAATTCATCTCCTAATATTAAATCTAAAGACAATAACTTGGATTCAACAATATCTCTAAATAATGTAAGTGATATCTCTAAAAGTAAATTATATACTGATATTTTAAATTCTGTTTCTAAAATTCCAAAACCCTTAAATTTTGTTGATGATTATAATTTCGAAACTTAAATAAATAAATAAAATAATATATAAAAAAATTTGCGTATATATATATATATAAGTTTCTATATTAGATTAATAATATGGAAAATAATCAAACTAAAAAATTTACATTATCTACTGATACTGATTTACATTTTGAAATGTTAGCAGATAATTCAAAACTAAAATTAATGCCGAATTTAGTAGATGCTCTTGCTTTGCCATCATTCGATGAAAATAATGAAGATGGCAAATCTGTTTCAGAATCTAATATTGTTGAAGACGCTGATGATGATGATGATGATGATGATGATAATATTATTTCCGAAGATACTGATAATTTTACAAATGAAAATTCACCAAATTTTTATAATGAGGGCAATAATGATAGAAATTTTACTCAGTTAAATAAACATGAACAAAATGATTTTATTAAAAAAAAATCAGTTCACGATTATATAAAAAATAGTGAAATTAATAAAAATAGTGAAATTAATAAAACAAGTGAAATTAATAAAACAAGTGAAACTGATAAAAAAAAAATTCCATCAATGAATGAATTAAATCAAATGGAAGATGTGCCATTTCACATGCTTGATAAAAATACTAGAAGATTCAAAAAAATGGAAAAATTTGCAGAACTTTTATCTATTAAAAGAACAGGTATAACACTAACAAAAGATTATAATCTTAATTCAAATTATGACGAAATGTGTTTTGAAGTTGATTATTGGAATAATTATCAAAAAAAAACCGATGCTGTAGAATTGGGTAAAAATTTTATGGTAAATGCAATTACTGCATTAGAATTTATGAATGAAAGTTATGACCCATTTAGTTTAAAATTAAAAGGTTGGTCTGAGCAAATGGAATTAAATAAAGATTCTTATAATTCAGTATTTGGAGAATTATATCAAAAATATAAAGGAAGTGGTAAGCAAATGGAACCTGAAATTAAACTTTTATTAATGGTTTCAGCCAGTGCAGCATCATTCCATGCATCTAAAAAAATGGCAGAATCATTGCCGGGGTTAGATACAGTTTTACAAAGTAATCCTGATTTATTATCTAAATTACAAGGAGCAATTAATACAAATATATCTAATCAAGGAAAAGAAAAAGAAACTCAAGAAGATACACAACAAAAAATGTATGAACAAATGCAAAAATTAAAAATGCAACAATCTAGGTTTACAGAATTAAAAAAAACTCAAGACGAAGTAACTAATAATAATCAACAAATTCAAGAACAAATAAACAAAATGAATAATAATAAAACATCTAATAAAACATCTAATAAAAAACAAGATAATGAACCCAATCAAGGTAATTTGAATAATATATTAAATAGAATTAAAGCTCAGAATGCTGCCATTAAAGCAGATAAAGTATTAAATGAATTAAATGATTCTACTGAAGAAAGAGTTAGTATAAGATCAGAAAGTAATGAATCAAGTAATAGTTCAGATAAAATAGAATCTGCAAGTATTACATTAGGATCAGACGGCAAACCAAAAAGACGTAAAAGAAGTGGTAAAAGTACAATTTCTATAATTACTAAATAAATTTAAAATTAATTAAATTAAATTTAAATTTATTAAATTTAATTTAAATTTATGGTAAAACAATGCCCGGATGATAAAATGGTGGAACGGTGTCTTGAAATACGGACGACTCTTCATAATTAATATTATCTTTAACTTTAGTTGCAATCATTTTAGTTAAATATTCTGATACTTTCCTTTTCACTTCCATTCGCATTTCTTTTAACATTTGTTGTTTAATTTCTTCTTTAATATCAAATTCTAATCCTGTATCTTTACCTTCTTCTATATGACCAATTTTCATTGCAACATCTTCCTCTAACCCTTTAATAATTTTTTTTAACTCTACATCTTGTTCCTTATTTAATGATTTACGATATATTTTATTTATTTCATCTTCTGAATCATCAGAATAACTTTCTTTCATTCTTTCAGGACTTTCTTTTCTTGGAATTCCTCTTCTAGGATTATTACTTCTTCTAGGACTATTACTTCTAGGATTATTACTTCTTCTAGGACTTTCTCTTCTAGGACTTTCTCTTCTAGGACTTTCTCTTCTAGGACTTTCTCTTCTAGGACTTTCTCTTCTAGGACTATTACTTCTAGGACTATTACTTCTTGGACTTCTTCTTCTAGGACTATTACTTCTTGGACTATTACTTCTTGGACTTCTTCTTCTAGGACTATTACTTCTAGGACTATTACTTCTTGGACTTCTTCTTCTAGGACTATTACTTCTAGGACTATTACTTTTTGGACTTCTTCTTCTAGGACTATTACTTCTAGGACTATTACTTCTTGGACTTCTTCTTCTTGGACTTCCTTTTCTAGAACTTCCTTTTCTAGAACTTCTTTTTTTTCTAGGACTTCCTTTTTTAGAACTTTTTTTTTTTCTAGGACTTCCTTTTTTTCTAGGACTTTTTTTTTTTGATTTTTTTTTTCTACCACCTGAAAATAAAACATATTTAACGTAACACGATTGTAAATAATCAAATGGGTTATGAACATTATTAATTAAAATTTGTAAACTTTTCCTCAAAACATTATTTTCTAATTTACTAGTGTCTTTAATAAAAAATTTTATTTCATTTTCTTCATAATTTTTATATATTTTAATTATATTTCGTAAATCATATTTTGATAATAAATATGTCATATATATAAAATATATTATATTTATATATATAATATATTTTTAGTTATATTCATTATTATCATATCCATATTCTATAGGATATAAATTATTATCATATTCTACAGGATATTCTACAGGATATTCATTATTATCATCAGGATATTCATTATTATCATCAGGATATTCATTATTATCATCAGGATATTCATTATTATGATCTTCTACAAAATTATCATCAGGATATTCTTCTTCGTCGATTTCTTTGTCGCCACTTTCTTCTTCGTCTCTTTCTTCTTCGTCTTTTTCTTCTTCGGCAATATCGTCTTCGTCGCTCTCATCTTCGTCGCTATCATCTTCGTCTTTTTCCTCTCCGTCTGAATCTTTTTTTTTCTTTTTTTTTTTAGTTTTTTTTTTAGTTTTTTTTTTAGTTTTTTTTTT